AGTATAACAGTATCAGTAACCCCAAGTGTATCTATAACCGGAACACCAAGTATTTCAGTTACTCCGAGTATAACAGTAAGTGTTACGCCAAGCGTTTCTATATCCACTACTCCAAGCGTATCGGTAACTCCTAGCGTATCAGTCACAAAAAGTGTGTCAGTAACTCCTCCAGTAACCGCTACACCTACAAGAACTCCTTCGGTATCAGCCACACCAAGTGCATCTGCTACACCTAGTGTAACTGTTACACCTACGACAACACCATCCGTGTCAGCCACACCGAGTGTGTCAGTAACTCCTCCTGTAACAGTAACACCTACAAGAACACCTTCTGCGTCAGCTACATCAAGCGTATCAGTAACTCCAAGCATAACAGTTACTCGAAGTGTATCTGTAACGCCTACAAGAACTCCGTCACCGTCTCCTACACCGCCTGTGTCTCCTACTCCTAGTGTATCTAGAACTCCATCGGTTTCCGTTACACCGGCAGTAAGTAGCACTCCAGCGGTAAGTAATACACCTGCAGTAAGTAGTACACCAGCAGTAAGTAGTACGCCTGTTGCAAGTACATCACCTACTCCTAGTCCCACTCCTCCTGCACAAGGATTTGCTATTTTCCTTTACGGTAGAGGCAATTCGATATCAACGGCTTGTGCTGGTTTAGGAACGAAAAGAGTTTACGTAGCGACTGCACAAGCTCAAAGCGATTACAATACATTTGGATTAGGTTTTTTAGAAGGAGCAACACTATACGAAAATATCTATTTAACTAGTACTATAGCAGATCCATACGCTGCAGATAATAATTTTGAAGTATACGCAATTAACAATGGAGTAGTGGGAGCATTTACGTTTGGATGTTAATAATTTAATACTTAAAAGATTTTTTAGTAAATTCTTATATATTTATATACAACAAACAAAAATTAAAAACTTATGTTATTCGGAATCATTATCGTATTAGTAGCAGTAGCAGTTGCTATCCTATTAAACAAAGGCAAACTAACTAAATTAGTAAATCAAGTTGAAGACGCTGTAGCTCCTGCAATTGAAGAGGTTAAAGAAGTGGTAGAAAAAGCCGCTGAAGTAGCTCCTAAGAATGAAGTAGTAAAACAAGCTAAAGAAGCAACTAAGCAAGTTAAAACTAAAAAGCCTGCAACAAAAGTAGCTTCTAAGAAGTCAGCAACAAAAAAATCTAAATAATATATGGAAAAAACTACGTTAAAGCTTTACGAATTTTACAATCTTGAAGCTGAATTAAACGGTGTTACGAACCCTCAAACTGGAGAAGTTACTTCAAAAGGACTTGCTGCAGAAAAGATCAAAATGACTACAAAATACTGGTTAAACGATTTAGCTAAAAAAGTTGTAGCAGAAAAAGAAGCTTGCGAAGCCTTAAAGCAAGAGTTAATCAAAAAACACGGAGAAGCAGACGAACAAGGTAATATCTCTATTCCAATGTACATCAACGTTGTAACAAACGAAGAAGGTCAAACAGTTTCAAGAGACATTAATCCTAACTTTGTAGAATTTCAGAACGAGTTTAACGCTGTACTAAACGAAGACAGAGAGTTAGAACACAAAGGATTCTCTTTAGACGAATTAGAAAACGTTGAGTCAGAAGGCAAATATACAACTTTCTTTAAGTTGATCAAAATAGAAGAATAACGAATATTCATACCAAGAGAATGGCTCACCTAAAAAGTGGGCCGTTTTTCTTACATATTTATAGTAAATCTAGTTATGGAACAAAAGCTTACACCAGAAGAGTTACAACAAATTAATCTTATCAAATCGGACGCCTTAGAAGTCGCTGCCTTACTTGGAGAATTAGAATACCAAAAAATGAGCATCGAACTTGATATGGAAGAACAAAAGAAAAGAATCAAAGAAATTAGGGTAAAAGAAAAGCAAGTCTTCGAAGAAATTAGATCTAAATACGGCGCAGTCTCGATAAATACGGAGACCGGTGAAATTAGCTAAAGTGTTTTGAATCAAATATCGATATTTATTACTAGAAAAAAAACGACATAAATGGCCGAAACACTAATTAGCCCAGGAGTTTTCTTACAAGAAAACGATTTATCTCAGATCACTTCAGGTCCAGTAACAGCAGGCGCTGCAATTGTAGGTCCTACAGTAACTGGTCCAGTTAACATCCCAACATTAGTAACTACTTACTCTCAATACAAAGCTGTATTTGGAGCTCCCTTCGTTTCTGGAGGTGCTGCATACGAATACTTAACAAGTATGGCTGCTTTGAATTACTTTGAGCAAGGAGGAACTTCTTTATTGGTAACAAGAGTAGTATCTGGATCTTATACACCAGCAACAGCGAGTGTCAACAACTTAGCGGGAACTCCTGCTTTTGTTCTTGAGACTTTATCAGTTGGTACAGTAATGAATAACAACGAAGCTTCAGGATCTTTTGGATCTTTAATTTCGGGCTCTTCAGCTAACGTACGTTGGGAGGTAACTGCTTACGATACAGGTTCAGGCCAATTCAATATTATCATCAGACGCGGTGACGACTATCAAAATAACAAGACAGTTCTTGAAACATGGAACGGTCTATCATTAGATCCTAACCAAAGCAATTACATTTCTTATGTAATCGGTGATCAAACTCAAACAGTTGCTACAGACGATTTGGGTAATTACTACTTACAAACTACTGGTTCTTACCAAAACAACAGTAGATACGTAAGAGTTAAAACTGTTAACACAGCTACTCCTGGATACTTCAACACTTACGGTCAAGCTCAAAACCAATATACTTCATCAATTCCTAATGCAGGATCTGGTTCAGTAAACGGAGCTTTCGGTGGTGCAACTGGAGCTATTTACGGTTCATTCGGTGTAGAAGCAGTTAACTTCTTCGAAAATATTCCTAACGGTTTAGCAGACGGTTCAGTGGCTGGTAGAAACATTCAAGGTGTAAGAAACCAAGACTACAACACAGCTATCAACCTATTAGGTAACAAAGACGCTTACAAATTTAACATTATATATGCTCCTGGTTTAACTTACGTTAACTCTCCTAGTCAAGTTACTAGCGTTGTTAACACAGCTCAAACAAGAGGCGACAGTATCGCAGTAGTTGATATGGTTGGTTACGGCCAATCTATCCCAGTATTGCTTTCTCAAGTGACTGCATTCGATTCTTCTTACGCAGCTACTTACTGGCCTTGGGTACAAGTTAGATCAAGAGAGACTGGTAAATTAAACTTTATCCCTGCATCTACAATCGTTCCTGCTGCTTACGAGTACAACGATAGAGTTGCTGCAGAATGGTGGGCACCAGCTGGTTTAAACAGAGGTGGTTTACCAACAGTTTTACAACCAGAAAGAAAATTAACTTCAAACGATAGAGACAGAGTATATCAAGGATCTGTTAACCCAATCGCTACATTCCCTGGAGTTGGTACGGTTATCTACGGTCAAAAGACACTTCAACAAAAACCTTCTGCATTAGACAGAGTTAACGTTAGAAGATTGTTGATTGCTCTTAAAGACTACATTGGTCAAGTTGCAGAAACTCTTGTATTCGAGCCTAACACACAAGTTACTCGTAACAGATTCTTAAGTCAAGTTAACCCTTACTTAGAGTCAGTACAACAAAGACAAGGTTTATATGCATTCCAAGTAGTAATGGACGACAGTAATAACACTCCTGATGTGATCGATAGAAACCAATTAGTTGGATCTATCTACTTACAACCAACTAAGACTGCTGAGTTTATTCAATTAGACTTCAACGTTTTACCTACAGGAGCAACATTTGGCCAATAATAACAAATAGAATATCAAATGAACGATAATACAATCATTAGAATTAAAGTACCAGCACGTTTATACGAGAGTGTAAAAGCTAAGTTAATGATCAAAGAAGAAGCTTCAATCGAAGAAACAAAGGTAGAAGAAACCGAAACTTTAGAAGAGTCTCCAGTAATGGACATCTTAACTGCTTTAGCAGGAGTTGGTGGAATTGCCGCATCTAGCGCTGCTATCGCTGCATGGCAGGATAAA